TTGCCATGAGGTTGTGCTAGCTGACATCCACAGTGGCTGCGACTTGATCAGAGTGGACGTGAATAGCTGGTTCATCACACAGAACAGTGGCTTCGGACGCCCCGGCGAACCCGGCGTTGTGTACCATGATCTGCAGTACGACCAGCAGGCCAGAGAGTGGACGTACCTCATGGGTAAACAGCGCGTGCGTATCTACGGTCCCAAGGTCGTAGAAAATTTGTCGCAACATGCTGCAATGCTGATCGTTATGTGGCAAACTGCACGCATCAATCAGCGGTACCCAGTCAAGTTGTCAGTGCATGACGAGGCTGTGGCTGTTGTGAAGAACGAAGAACTTACTCAAGCGCGGGCATATATGGAAGAGTGTCTCTCGATGACACCGCCATGGTGCCGCAGTATCCCAGTTGCGTGTGAGACTGGTGTAGGAAGAAGCTATGGCGATGCCAAATAATTTTAGGTACCCAACCCCCGACTGGTTGCGAGTGGAGACTGTTCCTGACGTAACCTCAGCGGCTACGGTATTGAATGTTGGCATCCGCTGCCGTGATGGCTGGGCGCATGTACTGCATATACAACTACAAACGGATGTCGTGCGCGACGAGGTGTGGGACAACAAAGCCAGAATCATCCGTAGAGCGCACGAACACACCACCAAGCAACTAGCCATAGCAGCACTGGAATCCACATGACCACTGTAATGCCCCTGTCGTTTAGTCGGCTGTCTACGTTCGAGCAGTGCCAAGCGCAGTTCGACTACCTGTACGTGTCCAAGCGGGTGAAGAACTCGATGAACGAGGCATCGGAGTATGGAGACCGTGTACACAAGGTGCTGGAGGCGTATGGCAAGAATTCACTCGACGAGAGCACGCTGTCACTGGAAGGCAAACAGTCGCTTGAGCGCTGGGGTACGGTTGTTGACAAGATAACTTCTAGGGACGGTGACAAGTTCTTCGAGCATCAGATGGCTGTGAACAGACAGTTGCAGCCTGTCGATTGGTTTGCCAAGGACGTGTGGATTCGCTCCATCGCTGACGTTCTGGTCGTTGATGGTGACACTGCGTACTGCTTGGACTACAAGACTGGCAAGGTCAAGGACAACCCGACTCAGTTGCAGTTGTTCGCAGCGATGGTGATGTGGCACTTCCCACAGGTCAACATGGTCAAGACATCGTTCATCTGGCTGAAGTTTAACGAGGTGACTAACGCGAAGTATGAGCGGCGGTTTCTGGGCGCACTGTGGGGCGCACTGGAGCCAAGATTTACCAAGGTGCAGGAAGTGATCGAGCTTGGTGTGTTCAACACTAAGCCATCTGGCCTGTGCCCATGGTGCCCAGCAAAAGACATTTGCCCTGATGCAAGACTGAGAGGTAAGAGATGACCGATATCAAATTGCTTTCCCTGCTCAGTGACTACTACGACGAACAGCTAACTGTGGTGTATTCCATGCTGTGGGCGATGGAAGAGTTTGAACGAGGCCACATGGATGCATCGTGGGCATATCTGTTTGAGTGGTGCGAAAACAAAGATCGCAGGGAAGAACTGTGGAAGCGGTTCAAGCATCAGTACCCAAGGGCAATGATGCTTAAGGAAGGTTTTGCCGATGACTGACGTTCATTCATGCAGTTACTACTGCGACAGGCCCAAGTGCATAAAAGCGCAGCGCGATGAGTTGCGCGAGAGGCTGGCGCAGCAGGCTGGGTTACGCAACGCCTTCTTACACATATACGGCAAGGAAGATGCCCTGTGCGATTCAGAGATTGAAAAACTGCGACAGCTTGAACGTTTTGCCGCCCTTGTTGCTGCTGCCGAGCGTGAGGCGATTGCAAAGATGGTTGAGGGTTTGTTTGATGACCCCAATGACTCTGTGCTTGCGTTTATTGTTGATGCTATCCGAGCAAGGGGGAACACATGACCAAAGAAAAGATCATCGAAGCACTCAAGCTCGCGCAGGGAGCTTTGCATATGGCGACGCTGCCTTTTCCCATTGACGAAGCGAAGACGTTAAAGGCACTCCATGCTGTGGATGATGCCCTTGACGCTATGCCTTTGTTTAACGACTGGAACGTGGACTGGCATAAGTGCCCACCGTGCAATCAGAAGTGCAACCAAGGTAGGGACTGCCCTGCGAAGAAATGAGAAAAATAAAAACTACGCCTACTCAGGCGAGAGTGCTAGACGCGCTGTGTGAATTTGGGCAGACGGACTTGGTGGCGAGAAAGCTAAGAATTAGTCCGAGGACGGTTGAGGTTTACGTTAGTCGGATACTGGCAGTATCGGGCTATCCGAACCGACTGACATTGGTGCTAGCTTGGGATAGAGCAAGGAGGAAAGATGACATGGATAAGGATTGAAGGCATCACCGAATGTGGGTACACTGTGACTCACATCTTGCCCGAAGACGAGCAAGACATTCACGTACTTACTGACGACTGCTGGTGCGAGCCAAGACTAGACGATGAGTTCTGGATCGCTACGCACAACTCCGTTGATGGACGAGAAAAGTTTGAGACAGGCGAAAGGAAGCTCTCATGAAGAACGAAGGTGACGTGAAGAAGATCGTCAAGCAAGTCCTGAACAGCACACCCAACTGCTGGTGGTTTATGCCGCCTGCGAATGGCTATGGGCGTGCGGGTATTCCAGACTTTGTAGGAGTTGTCAACGGGCTCGGTTTTGCAGTAGAGACGAAGTTTGGCAAAGGGACTACAACTGCGCATCAGAACAAAGAGCTAGAAGCGATAACACAAGCCGGTGGCGAGGCATGGATCGTAAGAGAAACCAGCGTAGACCAGTGGGCGTCTACCTTCATTGCATGGGCGGCACTCAATGCTCGTAATTCCTGAGAAGCGAAAGATCGTCATCAACAGCACGGCTAACTCAGCCGTTGCTCAGTGCATTCCGCACGCGAAGACGTTCGACATGGGCGGTGAGTCGATGGTTGCCATGCCGTACGGCGTGGAGGAGTCCATGGTGCTGCGTAACCTTGGCTTCGTTGTGCCTGCTCCGATCTTGGAGTACTACAACTGGCCTGCACGCTTTGCGCCGATGGATCATCAGAAGGAGACCGCAGCATTCCTGACAATGCATAAGCGTGCGCTGTGCCTCAACGCACCGGGTACTGGCAAGTCGATCAGCTCGCTGTGGGCTGCGGACTTTTTGCTCACCGAAGGCATTGCGAAGAAGGTGCTGATCATCGCGCCGCTGTCAACGCTCAAGGTTGTGTGGGGAAGGGAGCTACGTCATCATCTTCCGCATCGCTCGTTCGCTGTGTGCATTGGAAGCAAAGAGAAGCGCTTGCAGTTGCTCGATACCCCCGGTGTGCAGTACGTCATCATTAACCATGACGGCTTCACGAACATGCAGGCGTATCTCAAGGACTTCGATGTTGTGATCTACGACGAGGCGACTGCGCTCAAGTCACCAAGCTCGCAGCGGTACAAGATCTTCGCCAAGTGGGCTCAAGCAAGCCAGCCGTGGCTGTGGCTGCTGACGGGCACACCGATCTCGCAGACGCCCGCTGATGCGTGGACACTCGCAAGGTTGGTGGACTCGCCCAACTGCCCCAAGAGCTTCACGACGTTCAAAGATCAGGTGATGCAGAAGGTGTCTACGTTCCGGTGGATACCGAGGACCAACGCACTCGACATATGTAAGAAGGTTCTTCAGCCGTCGATCAGGTTCTCGCTGGATGAGTGCAAGGATTTGCCAGACACGAACTTCGTGGGGCGTAAGACAGATCTGACCAAGCAGCAGGAGAAAGCCTTCAAGGACATGAAGGACAAAGCCGTGACGATATTCGCAGCGGGCTCAGTGACTGCGCCCAACGCAGCGGTGGCGCTCAGCAAGATGCTTCAGATCTGTTGCGGCGTGGTGTACAGCGACAGCGGAACGATTGCCATAGACGCCTCGGAGAGGTATAATACCCTCACTGAGTTGCTCACAGAGATAGGTGATAAGGCTATCGTGTTTGTCCCGCTTCGAGGGGTGCAAGATTGGTTGCAAGAGAAGCTGACTGCCGATGGTTTTGATGTTGCTTCAGTGCATGGAGATGTCAGCAAAAAGGCGCGTGATCAGATCTTCAATGACTTCCAGCACACGGATAGCATCAAGGTGTTGCTTGCGCACCCGAAAGTAGCGGCTCACGGATTGACTTTGACACGGGCTAAGGACATCATATGGTTCGCGCCGATTTATTCACTTGAGCAGTATGAACAAGCTAACGCTAGGATTCGTCGATTGACGACTACTGGCAAAACGACTGTATGGCACATCTGGGCCACAGGCTTCGAGGCAGAGCTGTACCGCAGGCTCCGTGCGAAGAAAAACACCCTTGCGGAATTTTTGTCGCTCGTGCAGGGCGTCAACAGTGACGATGATTAAAGAGGTCAAACATGAACTATGAGATTGCAACAGAGCGGTACCTCAACGTCCGCAAAGAAGTCGAGGACATGGAGCGAGCACACAAAACTGCCAAGGCAGCGCTGCAGGAAAAGCTCAACATACTTGAGAGCTGGATTGCTGCCAAGGCAATCGAGGACGGGCTTGAGACCGTCAAGACTTCCAACGGCACTGTCTACTGGTCTACACACCACACTGCGACAGTGGCATCCCGTGAGGAATTTTTCAACTACTGCAAAGAACACGATGCATGGGACATGGTCGAGGCCCGTGCATCGAAGACCGGGGTCAAGAGTTTCATCGAGGCCAACGGCGCACCTCCTCCTGGGGTGAATTTTTCCTCGAACCGTGTTTTCAATCTTCGCAAAGCTCAGAACAAGGAGTAACTCGTGAGCAACATCACCAACGTCCCAGCGCACATTGCAGCGCGTATCGCAGCCCGCCAGCAGGCAGGCACCAAGTCATCCGTGGCCTCGGCCATCGTGAGTGACGGCATCAGCATTCCGCGTATCAGCATCCGTGCTGGTCGCTACCGCCTGAACGAAGACGGCGTCGAAACCACTGTCGGCGTCACCCTCGACACGATCATCGTGGGCGCAAACCCCAGGGTCTCCAAGGTGTTCTACGGCAAGCTGTTCGATGCCTCGGCTGAGAACGTCCGCCCTGACTGCTGGTCGAACGATGGCTTGAAGCCTGATGCTTCGGTCAAGGCTCCGGTGCATGGCTCCTGCGCTGACTGCCCGCACAACGTGCTGGGCTCCAAAGTGCTGCCCTCCGGTGCGAAGTCGAAGATGTGCGCAGACCAGCGCCATCTGGCCGTTGTGCCTGCTGCAGACCCGAGCAAGGTGTACAGCCTGACCGTGCCTGTAAGCGGCATGAAAGCTTTGCGCGAGTACTTCAAAGAACTCGGCAACTACGGCATCGGGCCGGAAGAGGTCATCACCGAGCTTGGCTTCGATGATCAGGCTAGCTACCCCAAGATCACCTTCAAACAAAAGGGTTACGTTCCTGAGAAGGCGATCTCAAGGGTGGACAACCTGCTGGAGAGCGAGCCCGTCAAAGTGGCTACCCGGCAGATCGCTCCCCAGAGCGCAGGCCCAGCACTGGCGGCACCGCCAACCCAGCAGGCTATCGCTGTTGCTCCCAAGCCACAGGCGGTCGATGATGCCTACGAGGAGGAAGAAGCACCACCAGTTGCCATGAAGGCCCAGGAGGTTCCACAGAAGCCCGCCAAGCCCGTCGTCTCGGCGGTGAAGGCAACAGATGAGCTTGCGGCGAAGATCGACAGCTTGTTCGACGAGTAATAGAATCGTCGCGTAGAGTACAGTCCCCCGGCTCAGGCCGGGGTTTTCATCTGGGGGCAAGCTTTGGACACGAAACACTTTTTGACTCGCGTATTCGCCCAGCAAGACGAGATCGTTATCTGCACACATAAGCCCGATCCATCGGGCCAAAATCCACGCGGTATCTTCTGGAACCGTGGCTCCTTTGCAGATTTAGACGACGCGGTAGCAGCGATAGCGAAGTGGGATCAAGAGCCCACGACAACAGTTTATTTTGGCGTTGGTGCGTTCAGCGGTCACGCATACACCGACGACAACGGCAAGCGCAAATGGCAGCGCAAACAGGAACAAGCAACGTGGTTCAAGGCACTGGCCCTTGACCTCGACATCGGGGAAGACAAGCCGTACAAGACGCAGAAAGAAGGCTGGGATGCCATGTCTGCTGCGCTCAAAGTTATCGGCATGCCGCAGCCCATGGTCATCTCTTCGGGTCGTGGCATTCACCTGTACTGGCCGCTCACTCAAGCAGTGAACAAGGACCACTGGGTCAAGGCATCAACTGCACTGCGTGTTGCGCTCGAAGAGCAGAGCGTTGTCATTGACACCAGCAAGATTCATGACCCGTCGATGGTGCTGCGCCCTGTGGGCACCAACCACAAGAAACAAACGCCGTGGAAGCCTGTAGAGTGCAAGCGCGATTGCCCAGACTATGAGCCAGTTGCATTGTTCGGAGTGCTCAAGCCATGGCTGAGCAAAGTACCGAAGGCCACAGCGCCATCGCGCAAAGCAGGTAAGGGCAAGTCGTCCATCGCTGACGCGGTGCTCAACTCCAACGATGTGCTGATCGACGCGGTGGCTGCACGCTGCAAGCAGGTCGGTGCGTTGGTCGCTTCTGGTGGCGTCACTGACGCTGCTGGTCGTCCGGTGCAGGAACCGTTGTGGCGTGCATCGTTGGGCTTGGCTAAGCATGCGACAGACCCACAGGTGGCTGTGATCAAGTTGGCTGGCAAGCACCCGGACTTTGATCTGGATGCCAACATGGATAAGCTGACTAGGTGGAACGGTACAGGGCCAACAACCTGCGCCAAGTTCGAGCAGCTATGTGGAGCAGGGTGCGAGGGATGCCCGCACAAAGGACAGATCACCAGCCCAGCACAGTTGTCCGTGGTGACAGAGACAGAGATAACGAGAGAGGATGGCGAGCAACTCCCGGTCACGCTGCCCAAGACCTACGTGATCATGGACAACAAGGTTTATAGAGAGGTCGTCTCAGAGACGACTACCACTGATTCAAACGGCAACGAGATTGCTGCAGAGACCATAGAGCATGAGCTGGTCAGTACGTATGAGATGCACGTCACTGGTGTGTTCAATGATGCTGAGACTCACAAGTCCGCGTTTCGTCTGGCAGTGAAGTTCCCGATGGTTGGGTGGAAGGAAGAAGACCATGACATGGCTTCAGTGGCAACCATAGGCAAAGACTTCTCTACGTTCCTGCTTAACCGGCAGATCTACGTGAAAGCTTTGGGGCAGCAAGAAAGGTTGAGGGCATACTTAATGGATTACTTGACGATGGTGCAGAGCATGACACCGAGTGGGCAGGACTACGTGTCGTTCGGCTGGCAAGAAGATGGGTCGTTCCTGTGTGGTGAAAACATCATTGGTTCCCCAGCAGGGACCACACAACGCAGGCTTAAAAACCCCGCTGATAGCTATGCAGAAATAATCAAGCCGCACGGATCTCGCGATGAGTGGGTGCGGGCTATGGACATGCTCGTTGTCCCCGGCACAGAAAACATACGTGCTTCGATTCTGCTGGCGACTACGGGCATCTTGGGTAAGGTGGCTGGCAACGCTTGTGCTGTCGTGTCGATTTACTCACCAGAGACCACGACGGGCAAGAGCCTGTCACTCATCGCAGCCAACAGCCTGATCGGCAATCCCAAAGACTTGTTCTTGAACAAGCAGGACACACTCAACGCGCTATACAGTCTTCGCGGGATGCTCAACAGCCTACCGTGCTCGATAGATGAGCTGACAACCATAGACGATAACGCTTTGACTGGTGTCGTGTATGACCTCAGTCAGGGCCGTGAGAAGATGGCACTCACCAAAGACCGCAATTTACGCAAACCGAAAGTATGGTGCGGCGTTACGATTGTGTCTACCAACGTGTCTCTGCATCAGAAGTTCCTGAGCGTGCAGGCAAACAATGACCCGCTGATAGCTCGCTGCTTGGAGTTACACCAGCATGATCGCACGTTCGTGCAGGTACGGGAGGACGGCTATAACCAAAGCTCTGAGTTCTTTGAGATCATCGAGAAGAACAACGGCTGGGCTTTCCCAGAGCTGGTGACTGCAGTCGTCGATTCAGGCGGGGCGGAGTTGATCTGGAAAAAAGGCGAGCAGGCGTTCCTGCGCAAGTTCAACTTCGTGTTCGCACCGCAGGAGCGGTTCTACAAAACTGCCATCGTTGCGGGCTGGATCATGGGCACCATCGGAAAGAAGCTCGGGCTGTTCCCGTTCGATGTGGACGCAACAACCCAGTACCTGATTGACTGCGTGCTGTCATTCCGCAAGCAAAACATAGAAAACAAGGTTGACGTGTTCGATACCATCGGGCAGTTTGTCCTTGAGCACAACGACCAGATTGTTGAATGCACTGAGAAGTACGGATCGAACAAGGAGCAAGTGCGGCAACCGGCACCAGACAAGGCGGTGATCAGGGTCAAGATTGTCTACGACGACAACAACCCAGTGCTGCCGGGCAGCGTGCTAGCGATCAACACGGTCAAGCTGCGGCAGTGGCTGACCAAAACCAGAGATGGCGTGGACCGTATTGAGCGGGAGCTGGATACCAATGGGGCGCTGATCGCCAAGCGGGAGCGTGTGACCATGTTCAAGGGATGCTCTGGTCGCAGTCCGGGCCAGACTCATTGCATAATGATTAATTTGAACCATCCTAGGTTCGCAGCTACGTTGACTGGCTCCACATTCCGTGCGCAGAGTCCCGTGGCATTAGCTGTTTTGCAAGGTGGAGCATGAAGTACACAAGTTACCGTGGCGTAGAGACAGACATCATCCGCTGGGCCGAGGCTCGGCGCATCGTGCCGTATGGGAAGCCACACGCGCAGCTACTCAAGGCATTCAGTGAGATGGGCGAGCTGGCAGATGCAGAGCTGAAGAACGACGCCGAGGGGCGCATCGACGCAGTAGGGGACATCATGGTGTGTCTGGTCAACTACTGTGCCCTGCATGATATTGACATTGTGCGCTGCATGGCGCATGCTTACGAGCAGATCAAAGATCGCAAGGGCACAACTTTGCCCGACGGAACATTCGTGAAGGAGTGATCATGGCACGCAACTACAAAACTGAGTACGCCAACTACCAAGGCAAGCCCGAGCAGATCGCCAACAGAGCAAAGCGCAACGCTGCACGCTCTGACATGATGAAGAAGGGTGTAGTTAGTAAGGGTGACGGCATGGATGTCGATCACCGTACGCCGATCTCCAAGGGAGGCGGCAATGGAGCGGGGAACCTTCGTGCAGTTCCCGCCAAGTCTAATCGCTCGTTTCCGCGCACTCGTGGCGCACGGATGAAGTGATCACTTCTTCGGCTTAGGCTTAACGCCCTTGGCCTTCTGGTCCTCACGGACAAACTTAGTAGCGACCTTCTTGCTGACCCCAACCTTCTTTGCGAAGGCGGGGTCATGCATTGCAGCCCGCATCAGGTTCGCCTGTTTCTCGGACTTAAACGGCATCACTTGCCCTTCTTCAGGCACTTACCCGCAGCTTTGCACTTGGCAGGCGTCGGGCACCCAGGGCACGGCTTGATTGGGATGGCTTTTTTCATTTCTTGCCTTTCTTCATCGAGGTGGACTTGCCGCCTTCGGCCTTCTCCATCTTGGCATAGGCTTTTTTGCCGCCTGCCATCTTCATCTCTTTCATCTCTTCCTTCTTGGACTCTTTGCCTTTGAAGGGCATCATCATCGACTTCTTACCGTACATAGAACCTCCAATAAAATTACCATTTAACTTTGTCTGCCCAGTACGCAGCAGACAGCTTGCCCTTCGCGATATTCGTAGCGTGGCGTGCCTTGAATGACTCACGACGGTTCTTGTACGCTTCGGACTCGCCTTCCTTCTTGGGGGAGCCTGAGACGCCCTGCTGGCCGAAGCGAATGGTCTTGACCTGATCACCAGACTTAGCCACGACGACGTGGCTCTTGGTGGGGTGCGACGGCGTGCGCTTGGGTTGGTTGAACCCAGACACACCTGCTCTTTCGAGCCGTGGATCTTTTGCCATGTTCACTCCTCAGTTGCAGTACTGCGTATCTTAGCAATACGCTCTTCCATACGCTTGACTAATTCAGCCTCACGCTCATAGAACGCATCCCAGTCAGGATTTTCGTGCCGTTCCATCTTGCGGCGGATCTTGCCGATCTCAGTCTTGTAGTCACGCTCGACAGCCTTGGCCGCACGATCTTGCGCATCCAGTGACCCCTGCACGTTGAAGTCATAGAACCGCATGCCAGCGAGGCGAGC